GATGCAATTATTCAAAAAATTTGCATATTAGGAGACGATGTTGAGCCTTGCTTCGAAGGCGCTTCTGTAACGGCTCCAGATGTAAGTACAAAATTTACATTAGACGATAATTTTAGGCACACACTTTATAGTATGATGCAAGATTTAAAGAATGCCTTAAACGGAGGAGGACAACAGATGGAGAATCTTGAAAACACTGCGGCTGTTGAAAATGAAAATGTAGAGCCTGTAACAGAATTTACTGAAGCAGAGAATACAGAAGCAACTGCAGCTGCTGATGTTAATGATAATACAGAGGATACTTCTGCTCCTACTGATTATGTTAAAGAGGATGATGACAAGGAAGAGGAAAAAGCTGCTGAGGAAGAGAAGGCAGAGGAACCCGCTTCTGAGGAAAATCCAGACGATGTTGAAGAAGACAGCGACAAGGACGATAATGACAAAGAAAGAACGAAGAAGTATGAATTAGTAGAGCAAGAGCTTAATGCTTTAAAAGAGTCTTATGCTTTGCTTCAGAGTCAGTATCAAGAACTTGTTAATTTCAAAAAAGAAATTGATAATCAGAAAAAGGATGCTCTTATTGCTGAATTCTATATGCTTTCCGATGAGGATAAAGCAGATGTATTAAGCAACAAAGAGAAGTATACTTTAGAGGAAATTAAAGCTAAACTTTCTGTTATTTGTTTTGATAAAAAGATCAGTTTTGCTTTAAATAAAGAAACTGAGAATAAAAAAGAAGAAGAAATTGTTACCTATACATTAGATAACAATGAGAACAACAGCCTGCCAGATTGGGTGAAAGCTGTTAAAGAGCAAGAAAAACTTGGTTAATTTTTAATTTTTTTTAGGAGGATGCTAAAATGGCAAGAGACTTAACTAAAAGATATGGTTATGGACAAGTTGAGCCTAATCACCTGTCTGGTATTGTGACTGGCCAAATCTATGCGCAGTTACCTGCGGCAGATGGCATTACTCAGCTTGAGAATGGACAGTTCGCTAAATATGACTATGCTCATGGCAATGTTAATACTGCGGCTGATACTGATGGCGAGTACATGCTTGTTTATAACGAAGAGAAGCTTTATGACGAGCGTTATCAAAGTCATAAAGATTTTGTATATAAAGTAGGGGATTTCACTGATGGAAAGTTATATCCTCGTTTAATTAAAACTAATGTTGGCGATATTATGACGACTAATACCTTCGCTGAAGCAAGTTCTAATGATCAACAAATCACGATGCCTGAGCTTGCGGCTGGGAATTATTTAACTGTTAATGCTAATGGCTTCTTAGCAAAAGCTGAAACTAAACCAAATGCTGGCATGGTATGGCAAGTCGTTAAGGTTTATACAATGCCGGATGGCACACCTGGTGTTAAAGTCCAGAGAATTCAGTAATAGGGGAGGAAAAGAAAATGGCATTGACAAGAGATCAACTTATTGAACTGGCCAAGGCTAACGCTAAGGCTTCGTTAAATCCTTCTGTTGCTTATTCCTTTGGTGGAGAGAAGCTTTCTGCAGAAGCTTTAAATAAAACATTTATTAAGGAGTTAAATGAACTTGGTTCTACTCCTCAGGACTTCAGAGAAAATAAGAATCTTATTTATACTCTTATGGAAGTCGGTCTTACTGAGGTTCTTCCTCAGAAGGTTCTTCAGGCTTATGGTCAGTTTGCGGATGTTCGTACTTTCCCGCAGGGCGTTAAGCCAGTTTATAATATTCGAATCAGCGAAGCTTCCAAAAAGCGCGCTAAGCAGTTTGTAACCCGCGTTGGTCTTGCTGGCCGCTATGAAGTTTTCAAGCTTGATGGTCGTACTCTTGAGGTTCCTACCTCTGCATACGGCGGCGCTTCTCGTATTGAGTGGGAAGAGTTACTTGATGGCCGCATGACCATGAATGATTATTACAGCCTTGTGCTTGAAGGTATGGATGAAGCGGTTTATCGTGAAATCGCTAGCGCCCTTGTTGCTACTGTTAGCAATATTGGTACTTACAACAAGACTGTTCAGACTAAGTTCATTGAGACCGCAATGGATCAGCTGCTTATGACTGCTGATGCGTATGGCAAGAGCACTATTTATTGTACTTTTGAATTTGCGGCGACCATGCTTCCTGCGGCTAGTGCTCATTGGTCTGATCGTATGGCTGATGAAGTTTGGAACAATGGTTATTTTGCAACCTATAAGGGTCATAATGTAATCGTTCTTCCGCAGTCCTTTACGGATGAAACTAATAAAGAGAAGGTTATTGATCCTTCTTACGCTTGGATTATTCCTACTGGAACTGAAAAGCCAGTTAAGGTTGCGTTTGAGGGCGGAGCTCAGGTAAAATCTTTTGATAATCGTGACTGGTCTACTGAGATTCAGACTTATCAGAAGGTTGGTGTTGCTACTTACTTACAGCATCCTGGCATTTGCGTATATCGTAACACCTCTCTTACGAAGACAGTAAAGGCAATTACGGATAATCAGTAATTAAAATAAAATAGGGGAGAGTTAAATAATTCTCCCCTATTCTTTGTATTAAGGAGATAAAAGGAGTTTATAATATGAATATTGATAAAAACACTTTAGTTAAAGTTATTAATAGATTTTCTGGTAGCGTTGGCTACGAAGTTGAAGATTTAGGCGTTTATAGAAATTTCTATCCTGGTGAGACTAAAGAAATTTCTTATGAAGAGTTAGAAAAATTAACTTATGTGCCTGGTGGCATGACAATTTTAAAAGAATATCTCGAGATTGCGGATAAGAATGTTGCGGCGAAGTTATTTAATTTAGAACCAGAACCTGAATATTTCTATAGTCAAGAAGATATTAAGAAAGTAATGGAAACTGGCACTTTAGATCAGTTTTTAGATTGTTTGGATTTTGCACCAGCGAGCGTTCATGAATTAATAAAAGATATGGCTGTAAATCTTCCTTTGAATGATGTTAAGAAGAGACAGGCTATTAAAGATAAATTTGGTTTTGATGTAGATCGAGCCATTGAAATTAAAAATACTAAATATGATGGCGGTGATGACGCGTCTGAAGGAGAACCAAAGGCCGCCATTCGTCGCGTTCATAATGAGGTGCCCGCGCCTTCAGGACGTCGGTATAAGCCAACCCCAAAAGAAGAATAATCTTTTTTAACAGGAGGTATATAAATGAATACAACTTCATTTTCACTTGTATATGACTCCTTCCTTTCAAAAATTACAGATGATATGTATTTAGAGCTGACATAGCTAGATACATTTAGAATGTTAGAGCAGCTTTTACTTTCTGCTATTGAAAAATTTGAATTTCCGCGTGTGAATTTGTGGAATTATGAGTTATTTGAGGTTGTTGACCAAACAACCTATCAAGGGGTAGAAAGTAATTATGAAGAAGTTGTTGCTATTGTTTATGATGGTGGTTATTTTAATAATTCATTAACACATGAAGAAATAAATATTCTTGCAGTTTATATGATTGTGGAATGGCTGAGCCAACAACTAGCAAGCGTAGAAAATACGCGCATGAAATATAGCGGCTCTGATTTTAAATTTACTTCTCAAGCAAACCATATGCAAAAACTTTTGCAATTAAAAAAGGATTATGAAAGAGAAGGTTTTCATCTTCAAAGATTATATAAGAGAAGAATTCCTGATAAACGCGGTGTTATGCGTTCTACTCTTGGAGTAATAATGCAACCTACGTATTATCCTTCTAGTGATTTAGTGCAAGATGAATATAAAAATAGAAATGTTATTAATTATGAAGATTTAATTAATAAACCACAAATTGAATCAAATGTGCTTTTGGGAAATAAAACATTTGATGAACTTGATATGTCAAGAATTAATTATGATGAATTAGATGATATATTTTCTTCATAGTAAGAAGATGGGAGGAACATTATGCCAAAATATTTAGATCCTTAGGGCGTCTCTTACTTATGGAGTAAAATTCAACATATAGTGCATGATAGATTAATTTATTATTCAAAAACAAAAGAACAATGGAATATGAATCCAGCTTTAATTTCTGAAAAAGATGTTTTATATATTTATACAAATTATAAAACAATAGAAAAAGATGGTGAAGAGATTGTCGTTCCTGGATTAAAAGTTGGAGATGGAAAAGGATATTTGATTGATTTACCTTTTGTTAATAGTGTTGGAGGCGAAGACCTTGAGTAGCTTTTGATGGATCATATTAATAATCATTCTATCCATGTTACTTAGGAAGAAAAAATGTTTTGGAATAATAAACTTAATTTATCTCTACATGAAGAAAATTTAGTTTTAAATAGAAACTGAAGAAAGGAGAAATTATATGCCTTAGATTTCTCAAATTACACTGCCTAGTGGATCAGTGTATGATTTAAAAGATGCTTATGCAAGAAGTGCAATTGAGGCAATTGTTGGCGGTGACGCCGTTGTTTTCGTAGGCGTATCTAGTACTCCGTTAACAGATGGCGGCTCCCAGTCTCCTACAGTAGACGGACAAACATTGGTGCCTGCTGCAGGTCAGTTATTCTTTTATGGAACTGAAGAATTTATTTGGGGTCCGGATAGTAAATGGCATGCGCTAGGAAGCTTAGATTCTCTTGGCGCATTAGCTTATAAAGATAGCGCAACAGCTAGTTATAAGCCCAAGGGCACAGTTTCTCAGCCTACTTTTACTGGTTCCAGTAGCAATGTAACGATAACTGCGACAGATAGTACGAGTGGAAACTATCAACCTAAGGGCACTGTTTCTCAACCAACCTTTACAGGTACTCGGTTTATATCTACGGGGACGTTTACGCCGAGCGGCGATGTGGCTGTTTCAATTGCAACCAATACAAATAAAACTGCTTTAGTTTCCGCCGCAGAACAAGGCGATGTAACATATACTCCTGCTGGAACCATTTCTCAGCCAACCTTTTCTGGTACTTCGTTTAATTCAACTGGTAAATTTACTCCGGCGGGAAGCGTGGATCTTACTACTAGTAATAAAACTGCAACTGTAAGTAAAGCATCCAGTGGGACTGCCACTTATACTCCATAGGGAAGTGTTGCAGCTCCAACAATTTCAGTAGCTGCTGCTGGTAGCACTACTACTATTAAAAACCCAACCAGTGTAACAGTTGCAAAAACAGTAGTTGCTGCCGCACCTGGAGCAACCGCACCAGCAAATGTTATTACTTATTATAGCGTAAATGATGAAAATTTAAGTTTTTATCAATTAGGATATACAACTGGAGCATCTATTACAACATCAAATGTTACAGTTAAAAATGGAGATGCTTCATATGAAGCTTCTGCTCCTGCGTTTACCGGTACTGGAGTAAGATTAGTTACTGGTAATATTGCCGTTCCTACTAGTGCAAGTTTTACAGGAACTGAAGGAAATGTTACTGTAAGCGGAACTGCTACTGGTAGTGTTTCTCAGCCGACCTTCTCTGGAACTGGAGCTAGATTAGTTACTGGAAATATTCAAGTTCCAGCAACTTTTAGTGCAACATTTACCGGAACTCCAGACGACGTTGACGTATCTGGAACTCCAACAGGAACCGTTTCTCAACCAACCTTTACTGGAACAAAAGCACAACTTTCTGGTACTACAACTGCGGCGGGTACTGTTTCTCAGCCGACATTTGAGGGGACTCAAGAAACAATTACAGTGAGTTAATTTAAGGGGGTAATTTTATGGCAGATATTTCCAAAATTACTCTTCCTAATGGCGATTAGTATAATATAAAAGATAGTACTGCGGTTCGTGGGGTCAAGGGAGATGCGGAGGTCAGTTATAGAACTGGTACCGTGAATATTACACCCGCTAACCTTGGCCTTGGAACCGCAGCTTTATTGGACTCTGCATCTACAGTAACTAATAGTTCTACAACACTTCCAACTGGCGCCGCAGTATTAGATAGAATTAATAATCATATTGTTTTTTCAAAAACTCAGCCAACAAATCAGGCTGCGGGAGATATTTGGTTTGTGATTGCTGAGACTGTTGGGCCAGATAATGGAGATTCAGCTTCTTATGGAAGTACAACATAAAAGGAAGGAGCTGATTAATAAATGGCAGATAAAGTTATTGTAACAAAAAATAAATTAGATGATTTGGCGGACAGTATTTCCACAAAGGCCGGAGTTGCAACTCCAATGACCTTAAGTGAAATGAAAACCGCTGTTGATAATATTCAGACTGGAGGGGGCTCTGGAGGGACAGATACTTCCGATGCAACATTAACAAGTGGAAGTCAAATGCTCTCCGGAGTAACTGCCTATTCTAAAGGAACAAAATATACTGGAACCATTGCGACAAAAACCGCCTCAGATGTGACAGTATCGGGAGGGGCGGTCACAACTCCTACGGGATATTATGCCACCGCTGTGACGAAAAGCGTAGGAACTGGAAGCGCGGCCGCACCGGCTTCAATAACTGATACTAATCCTACTCTTACAACGAATGGAAATACTTTGACCCTTAATAAAACAGTTTCTGTAACTCCTGTTGTAACTGCTGGATATGTAACAGAAGGTACTGCAACAAATGTTGATGTTTCATTAACAAAATCGATGCCGGTAGTTGGAGCTCAACTTTTTACTCCTGGCACCTCGACACGAACAGTGATTCCCTCTATGACGTATTGCTCTGGACCTCAATCAATTGAGGGCGATGCTAATTTAGTCCCTGAGAACATCGTGTCTGGTAAATCAATTTTTGGAGTTGCGGGCACCGCCAGTGGAGGATCCGGTGGCTCAGTGCGGATGGGCGTACTTCGTTCTGATGCGGAACTTGTTGATAAATGGACGATGGATCAGTACGTTGTATCGGATTTGGGGCTGACGATTCCAGCTTACAGCACAACTAATGCCAATATTCGAACGGGGCAAAACCTTGAGGTCTATGTTGGAACTCCGACAACCTATCGATATTTTGTGACAATGAGAACGTTGACTATACCCGTATACAATATTGCAACTCTTGGTAAAGGTAGAGAAGACTATGCAGTTTCATACGGCTTTTATGAGTGGTTATATAATCCAAGTGGGCAGATGACCACTCTTGACGGCACAAAATCATATGGAGTGTATTCGCAAATTGTTGGAGGCGGATATGGGCGAGAGCTTTACTGGAGTAGTGCAACAGCTCTTTCAATCTACACAAGTATTTCATACTGTGCAAGACAAGATTTGGTAGCTCCAACAATAGGAAGTAATAAAAATCTTACGATTAAGACTCCGGTTATTGCGATTCGCGGAAACGCGAGCTACCTTACGCAGACTTATTTTGATGCGGTTGAAGATATTCGCTGTCAATATGTAATAGAATTATGGCGGGTACCGCTTACTGGTGTTGATGGATGGTCGGTTGGTACACAGATGGATTCTGTGTTTACAAATATTGCAAATGGAGGAACTTTAACATGAGTAATAGTAAATATGTTGAATATACAAAATTAAGTCCAAACTGCTCTGAACGAACTGCTAAAATTAGTAAAATTACTATTCACCATATGGCAGTCGTTAATGGCACTCTTGAAGGTGTTGGCAATACTTTTGCCAATCCTAAAAATTATGCTTCTGCCAATTATGGCATTGACTCTGATGGTCGTGTGGCTATGTACGTACCAGAGGATAAGCGCGCTTGGACGTCTTCTAATAGTGAAAATGATAATATGGCGGTGACCATTGAGGTTGCAAATAGTGCGGCTGGTCCTAATTGGCCAGTTAGCGATAAAGCCTATGCTAAGTTAATTGATTTATGTGTAGATATTTGTCAGCGTAATGATATTAAAAAGTTAATTTACACTGGCGATAAGACTGGTAATTTAACTCGTCATAATATGTTTTCAGCAACCGCATGCCCCGGCCCTTACTTACAAAGTAAATTCCCAGACATTGTTGAAAAAGTAAATGCGCGGTTGACTGGTAAGCAACAAGAAGCAACAGTTGAGCCTGTTACATTATATCGCGTCCAACTTGGTGCTTTTTCTAAGAAAGAGAATGCGGAACGTTTACTTGCACAAGCTAAGGAAGTTGCGGCGGACGCGTTCATGACGGAATATGAGGGCCTTTACCGCGTACAAGTAGGCGCATTTAAGAATATGGTGAATGCGGAAGCCCTTGCTAAGAAACTGAAAGCAGCTGGCTATGCTGTGTATATCACCACTGCCAAAGGTAAACAAGTTATATCCAAGACAGAAACAATTGCTGTTGGAGATACCGTTAAGTTAGTCGATGGCGCAAAAGACTATGATGGTCATGGACTTGCGGACTTTGTATATAAAAGAAATTATACAGTAAAGCAAATTGATGGAGACCGCGCTGTCATTACTTATGGTGGAGTAGTGGTTGCCGCCATGAAGCTTTCTAATTTAATTTTGGTAAAGAAAAATTGATATTATAAATATAATAAATAGATTTTTTCAGGAGGCTTTATGATTTTAAAATATAATATTGAAATAAATAATAAAGCAATTTCCTATAGACTACAAAATCTTATAAATCAAATTTATAAACTTTTACCCAGTCGGTAGGAAGGTGCTGACTGGGTAAAACCCTTATAGACAATATTAGAAGAATTGGCCGGGATGCAAAGATTAATGAATTGTGATTATTCAGAAATCTTTTTCCCGTTATTAAATAAATTATAGGGACTTTATTCATTAATTGATGAAGATGATTTTTCTTGTTATAGAAGAACCATTTTTGAATGTTTAGGATTAATGAATGAATTATAGAAATAGATAGAAAAAAAATAAAGGAGAAATCATGCATCTAATTAATGGAACTGATATAACTCTTACAAGAGGGGATTCTTTATTTTTACAATTAAAATTAGTAAAAAACGGAGAAGAATACATCCCTGAAGAGGGGTCTTCTATTCGTTTTGCTATGAAGGCAAAATATACCGATTCAGATGATAAAGTAGTTTTAGTTAAACAGATACCAATAGATACATTAATTCTTGAAATTGAGCCATAGGATACAAAAGAACTTCCTATGAAAAAAACTTATGTATATGATATTTAGTTAACTGATTCTCTTGGTCATAAAGACACTTTTTTATTTGGAACTTTTACAACAGGAGAAGAGGTATTATAAAATGCCAACGCACACTGATGAAATAATTAAAATTAATTGTGATATAAGTTCTCCTATAGAGTTAGTAGGAGAAATATCTAATATTATTAATATTTCTTCAGATATTTCTCCTACTGAAACAATAAGCGGCGAGGTTAGTAATGTATAGGAATTAATTGGGTCTTTTTTTTTAAATCCAACAATAGAAGTGAAAAATATTGAGATTCCTAAAACTGTTGGAGGAGCTCCTTATGATGGTGCTTATATAGTAACTCCATCTGTCAATGAACAAATTCTTGACACAGATAAAAAAATATTAAAAAAAGATATTATTGTACAAGAAATTCCTACATATTGGACCTCAAATATAACTGGAATGACATTTATTATTGGAGATTAAGGAGATAGAAATAAATGGCAAATAATCAATATGCAAATAAGGTTATATACGGCGGCGATGTTATTATTGATATTAGTACTGATGACGTTACTGCGGCAGACGTATTGTCTGGCAAAAAATTTCACTTGCCAAGCGGTGCGCCAAGTACTGGTACCTGTGCGTATGATGCAGACACTTCTGATGCAACAGCAACCGCCGCTTAGATACTTTCGACAAAAACTGCATATAAAAATGGTAGTAAGTTAACTGGTACAATGCCCAATAGGGGAGCTATTTCTGGTAGCATTAGTACAGTAGATGGAGAATATACAGTTCAGCAAGGTTATCATGATGGTTCTGGTAAGGTCTCCATTGATTCAACAGAGCAAGCAAAAATCATTGCTGGAAATATTAAATCTGGTGTTGAGATCTTGGGTGTAACGGGTACCTATTCTGGTGAAGCTATCAGTGTTCAGAGTAAAACCGCAACTCCCGCAAAGACAGCACAAACAGTTCTCCCGGATGCTGGATATGACTATTTAAGCCAAGTAACAATTAATGCTATTCCCTATGTTGAAACAGACAATGCGGCAGGAGGAAAGACAGTTACAATAGGGTAATAAGCCATGGCAAAGAATAAAATTGTTTTTGGAAATGAAGTGTTAATAGATCTTACTGAAGATACTGTAACTGCCGCGGATGTTGTAAGCGGAAAGGTTTTCCATGGTGCGGATGGGGTGCAAAGTACAGGAAGTTTGATTGTTCAAACTATTTATCAAGGTTCTTCAGCACCCTCTTCTTCTGTTGGTGTTAATGGAGATATTTATATTCAAAGCTAAGGAGACAAAAGATGTCAAGAATAATTAATATAGATTAGACTGCTTCTGCCCATCCGACTGGTATTGCGGCGGATCACGCCTATGCTTCAATTTCTAATTAGGCCAATGGATATAATGATTCTTCTAACACCTCTTATGCTACTATTAACCTTACAACCGGTTCGGGAGCAACTACATATATTTATTACACTTTTGATTTTAGTGATATTCCTGCAGAAGCCACAATTGAATCAGTTAGTTGTACTACAAAAACATATATAAATACGACAAACTCAAGCCGTATTAGAACAAGATAGGTGCAACTTTTTTCTGGTACAAATGAAAAGGGAAGCGCCGCAACGGTATCTAATAGTACTAGTGTTGTAACATTATCTGCGGGAACCTGGACAAGAGCAGAGTTATAGGATGCAAGAATTCGATTACATGGAGTAAGAGGCACTTCAAACACTACTTCAACCTATTCTTTTAGATTTTATGGAGCAACTTTTACTGTTAATTATTCGATATCTGGCACAGTTTATACAGTTACAGCCACCAGCAGTGTGGATGGAATTACAGCGGAGCCCGCAACTCAAGAATTATTTGAAGGAAAAAATGGTTCTGTTATTATAAATGCAGCCTCTTTAGATGATGTTACTGTTTTTGATAATAATGTTGATATAACAACTGACTTAATTAGAAAAGAAAAATAGACTGGTGGTACTGTATAGGCAGTGCCCGCATCGTATACAACTTCAGGATCAATTAGTGGAACGAGATATCAATCAACTATTGGTCATGGTGTTGATAATCCTTCTAGTCAAACTGGCAATGACTATTCTGGTTCTAGTGGAAGTTCTGCAACCATTTATTATCATTTTAATTTTGATGATATTCCAAATAATGCTACAATTACTTCAATGACTGTACAAGCATATGGTCATCTTGAAAACGCCTCTTATTCTAGTGAAATTGCAACATTAAATACTTATTATGGAACAACTGAAAAAGGAACTGAAGTTTCTTATACTTCAACAAGTAGTCATATTGTTAATATTACACCTGGCTCTTGGACAGTGGCAGAATTAAAAGATGATGCGCGGGTTGGCTTTACTATTGGTTATTATGGTGGTTTAACTACTGGTATTACTTGGACAGTGGAGTATACAGTCCCTTCAAGCGGCGGAGATTATTATTGGGAATATCTTATTGAAGATATTGCCGCAGATCATGTTATTACTATTGAGTAGGCTGGTGCATTTATTCCTCCATAGGAAGATCCAGAAAAAACTTATTATCCAATTACTATTTCTGCTATTAATGCAATAACAGACCCTAATATAGGAACTATAAGAGTTGAGGCAGGAACAAATCAGGTAATTACTATTGAACCAACTGACCCCCAGTTAACTCTTGCTTTGGATAATGGAGTTGATATTACTAGTCAATTGGCAGGCGGGACTCCTTCTAATACTTATACAGTAACTAATAAAGTTGCTGATGCAAGTTATGGATTTGAATTTAATAGTTCTACTGGATACTATGTATCTACTAATGACGGAGTTTCCAAATCGGCTTCTGTTGCTAGATTAAACTTAAATTTTGAAAGTGATTGTTTAGTTACTATTACTTATATAAATTATGCCGAAGCCAATTACGATTATGGAATGTTTGGTAAATTAGATACTGAGGTTGCGACAGATGGTTTAACCGCAGGGTCTAATGGATCTTCTCCATCAGATAGCTTAAGTAATTATTAGATTGCAATGTGTACTAATAGTTCTAGTGCGCAAACTGTTACTTATACAGTTTCTGCGGGAGAGCATTTTATTGATATTAAATATGGCAAAGATGATGCATCTAATGATAATAGCGACTCTTTACAGTGGAAGGTTACAAGCATTGAAGCCACTAGCGCTGGAGGCAATTATACTTATACTTTAAATAATATTCAACAAAAACATAGCTTAATTTTTGTTTTTGGTGATGTAGATTATTATTTTATTGAAGCAAGTGGTAATAATTGTAAATTATATTCAGATGGACAAGTTGTAAAGCTAGATGGCGATTCTTATAGACTAGTTATTGTTCCAGATGATGTTTCTGCTGTTGTTACTTTAATGGATAACAATGTTGATAAGACATCATCATTAGAATATGAATAGGGAATAGATAAAAATAATAATAGGATTGTAAATTACATTTATAAAATAGCAAATGTATCTGCAGCGCATACAATAGTTGTTTCTTGCGGCAGAGGTGCAATTCTTTTTTCAAAAATCAATAATTCTTGGGTAGAAATGCAATTTACCAAAATTTATAAAAAAATAAATAATTCTTGGGTTGAACAAGAAGATTTAACATCAATATTTGAATCAAGAGTTAATTATAAATGGGGGTGAAAATTATTATATGTCTTTAGAATTATTAAATAAAAGATTATAGTACTATGGCGGCAATCAATAGCAAAGATTTATTAATGATAAATTAAGAAGTCTAAAGAAAGCTTTATTGTACTCCTATCAGGCGGCAACCGCAACTTTATCAGATGGCAGGTAGTTTAGATGTTTAATCAATCCAGACAAAAATAAACCCGCATATGATAATAAAATTCTTTCTATTCCTTATAAAGACATTTGTTTAAATGCCCCCAGGATTGGGAAAACGTCATAGGGATAGGTTGATATTGATATAAAACCTGGTGATGTTTTTACATGGAAAGAAACAGATACTCATTGGTTAGTTTATTTATAGTATCTTGAATAGGATGCTTATTTTAGATCTGAAATCCGCAGGTGCGATCAATAGGTAAAAGTTAATGATCAATCTTATTGGGTTTATATTCGCGGACCAGTTGAAACGTCTATTGAATGGACTCAAAAAGCTGGCATTGAATGGAATACTTTAAATTATTCCTTGGTTATGTATATTACCGCGGATAAAAATACTAATGAATATTTTGAAAGATTTAAAACTATAAAAGTATTAGATCCAAGATATAATAAAGAAAAGACTTGGCACATTGTTGGCGTTGACCCGTATTATGGAGATGGAATTATTCAAGTGTTCTTAGATGAATATTTTGAAAATTCGATTGCTGATGCGGCGGCCGCTTAGAAGTCTGCATAGACTGGTGAAAAAGAGCCTATAAACACGAACGCTGCATATATAGATGGTCCTACTGAAGTTCGACAGTACAGTAAAGCTTATTATGAAATTCATAATGCTGAAAATGGTGAATGGCTTATTAAATGGAAAAATGAAGAGCAATCATTACATAGTTCTTTAAAAATTATTCCATTAAATGTTTCTATTGGTTAGTTGGGAACATTTACTTTGATTTATAGAACACAAGAGCAGGATGTTACTCTTGATGTAACAATAACTGCTTTATAAGAGATAAAAGGAGTAAACAAAACATATGAAAAAAGATTTGGCTTTAAGACCCGTTGATTTTACTTCTTCATTTTTATCTTGTGAAAAAGATTTAGAAGCAATCTTACGGAAATTATTTATTGAAAGTCAACCATATAGTGATGATTTAAAAAGACTATTGGTAATAAATACAAAAGACTGTTTAGATAATAAAACAAGTGTTGTTTATAAAAATGCAATTAAAGATATGAGTCTTGCAAAATTGCGGGAATAGGGTTATATTAAATTTGAACCAAAGGTTAAAATGCCTGAACATGAAGAAATTAAAAGTTATTTAATTATTTCTTTTGATAACTTCAAACCAAATGATCAAAATCCTCAATTTAGAGATTGTAATGTTTATATTGATGTGCTTTGTCACACCGACTATTGGGATCTTGGTGATTTTAGGGTTCGCCCATTAAAAATTTGTGGATATATAGATGGTATTCTTAATAATGCGCGGTTGTCAGGAATAGGTACCTTCCAGTTTGGTGGATGTAATGAGTTAGTATTAGATGAAACCTTATCTGGATATACTTTAACATATTTTGCTATCCATGGAACAGACGACGTTCTTCCGAGTGCGCATGGCTGGATAGATAGGAAAAATGACGATGATGATGATTGATGAATTGCTCTTGCTTTCCGGGAATGATCTTCCGTTCCCGGAGGCAAGATTAACTATCCATCAGCCGCGTTTAAAAGAAATTGCTTATATTACAGAACAACGATTTTGGCCAGGATGCTAGTTATTAAAATTTAATAAAGAAATTTTAGCAGATTAGGACAAAGTTGGTTTATTGAATAGGTCAAATTTTAATATAATAATGATGATGATACAGGAAAAAAATTTAGAGGCTCAATAGGCGCGTCTAAATGTTATATCTCTTCTTGCATTATTATTTCCAACAAGCTAGATTTTGTTGGGTAAAGAGACAATACAATTGCGAAATCATTAGACTGGAGAAGTAGGTGAAATTAACGAAGAAAATTTTGATACTTTTAAGCAAATTTTGATTAGTATGTTTTGTCTTACTGATAAGGAAAATAAAGAGTATAATCCAAGTGGCGATTTGGCCCGCAAGATTGCTAACAAAATCAAGCGCGGCCGCGAAAAGAAGGCGGAGCTGGCGCCGGATACAAAAATTGCCATGTTTAGTCGTTATATATCTATTCTTGCTGTTGGTGAGAAAAAAGATATAAATGATTTAATGAATTATACTGTTTATCAATTAATGGATGAATTTAACCGATATGAATTGAAATTACAATACGACTCTTGGGAAAAATATAGGATTGCTGGGGCTACTGGTCTTGATGATCCGGAAGACTGGTTAAAGGATATCCATGAGAGTTAATTTAATAGTTATTAATAATATTTTGTACAAAATATAAGGAGGAAATCCAAATGAAATTTGGTGTACGTGAAATTGCTAACGTTGTATTCAGAGCAAAGAACGAACAGAAAATTGGTAATAAGACATTTGCTAAAGGTCAGCCAGTCTTCTATCTGGATACCGCAAAAACGTCTTCTATGGAAGGCGCTGCTACCACTGTATATGCAACAGGCGGACGTGGTAACACTCGTTTAATCGCTTGGGAAGGTGAGAAAACTCTTACATTTACTGTTGAAGACGCTCTGCTTTCTCCTGTTAGTTTCGCTATGCTTTCTGGTGCTGGTGTTATTAAGGGTGCCGCTGATTCCACTAAATTAGTGCATTTCCATCAGACCACGAATGCGGTTATTGACAACAGCGGCGACGCTGCTGAAATTGATTTAACCGATGCTTTAGAGTCTCTTGAATCTATTTGCCCAACCGCTCCTATCTATGTTATGAAGTTAGATGACTATGGTGATTTAACTGGTGAGGTTATGACTGGTTGGAGTGTTAAGGCAACTGGTGAAAATAAGGGCAAGGCTTTAACTCATCCCAAGGGCACTGGTATTGAAGGTGCCATCATGGTTGACTACTATGTACTGAAGAAGGAAGGCACCGTATCCGAGCTTCAAATCGATGCCGAGCACTTTGGTGGATATTACTATGTTGAAGCTGATACATTGTTCAGACGTCAGGCTGATGGTAAAGACCTTCCTGCGAACCTTACATTCCCGAATGTCAAGATTCAGTCCAACTTCACATTCTCGATGGCTTCTACTGGTGATCCTAGTACCTTCACCTTTACAATGGACGTATTCCCTGGATACACATACTTTAACAAGACTAATAAAGTTCTTTGTGCTATTCAGGTGGTTGATGATGCAACCGAAGCTAAGTCTGAAGCTAAGCCTCTGTTCCCTCATCCAACTGGATTCAATATTGACGAATCTATTGCAGACTCTGTTGATGGAACGTCTGATGGCGAGACAGACAACGCCAACTAATAGTTGATAAATAATTAAAATAAAAACTGGGGGGATTTTTATCCTCCCAGTTTTTTGTTATATATGAGGTGAATAGCATGTCAAAAACAGGTTTTTTAGACAATGGTGATTATTATATTCATCTTTAGAAAATAAACATAGGAACATTATTAAGAAGTGGCGAAAAAGCTCAAATTAATTGGCAGAAACAAAAAATGTTGGCTGCAATTGCGGTGGGGTCTCAACACAAACAATTATTAAATGCAAGTTTAAATGGCACTACTATTGAAGCCCTTGCTAATAGTTTGTAGATAAGTGAGCAGTAGGTAATAGAAAAAATTTATAAAGAATTAGGAACAAGACTTGAAGATGGCGTCAACTTAACAAAAATGCAACAATTACACACAGTAGTAAATAAAATAGATATTTCTGACTAGTTAAAAAGAGCTATTGATTCTAAAAATGTGCAATCTTTTTCTAAAGTTTTAAAAATAATACGACAAGCTTTAAATTTACTCGAGCAAGGCCCTGATTCGCTTGGAGCAGTATTAAATCAAGTTATAAAAGAACAATACACTTCATTTAATGCCATGGGTATAAGATTAATAAGTTTATTAGAAAATTATAAAGTAAAAAACAATTATACTGTAATAAAGCAACAATCTTTAAATAAAGCTCTTGGCTATTTACAAAATTTAGCATATGCGTTAATTGTAGGGGAATTTAAATCAACTGGAAATGCAATTTCTGCAGAAGGTATGTCTCGTTTATTAATAAATAACCTTACTAGTACAGCAATAGCAGAAGGACTAGGTTTTTTAAATTCTGCAAAAGCCTTAGGTGTAGTGCATAATGAACTTATAAAGGCAGTTGGAACACAACAGGTCAAAGATTAGATTAATAATACACAGGTTACAGGAAAAACAGATGTGCGGCTTGATGGCGTGTCCATTTCTTCTTTAGTTACAGATCTTGGAGATAATGGAGCTAAAATAACCATTGACGTAGGTATATCCTCCAAATTTTATACTGGACAAGCATTTAAAGATTTAAATAGCGGAAACGTTCCTAATGTTACTATTAGTTCTGGTTCTGGTGGCTCTTTAAAAACGGCATTAGATACAATTTTTTAGACCGATTGGGAGCGATACTTAGCATATAACTATATGGCTCATTAGCAATATCAACCAGAAATTAATGATTTAATTGTAAAAAGGCAAATTTTAAGACTGTTTGCTTCAGCTGGAAGAGGAGATTTTGCGCAATTTATGTTTATTAATGGTGAGATTGTTAGCATATGGGAAATAATATTAAATGCTTTTAAATTTGAAAGTTCTTTATCTCAATCAATGGCAAAAAAACAAAATATAGCACAACCATTTACTTTACATATTGAGGGTCGATCTAAAATTGCTTCTAGTAACGAGAAAGAGCCTGTTTCTGGAAAAGATGATAATAATATATTAGCGGCGTGGAGACGTTCTAAAAGAGTAAATAGTGCAATTAGTGGAGCCACAATATAGGTTGAAATGCATTTGGCTAATTTAGCAAGAGGCACTCAGCTAAACACTTAAATTTGACAAAATAAAAATTTTGTGGTATACTATAATTAGTATAAATCGATGAGTTAAAAGGAGATTTAATATGAAAGTATCTTATGCAAATATGAAATTAAAGGTTAATACTGATGTAAAAACTTTTGATTTTAAGGGGCAAAAGGTCTAGGTACTTCAATACCTGCCGGCCCAAGATAAATATGATTTATTAATGATTACATTACAAAAATCATTAGAAAATGGTGCTTATAATGAATTTAAATTAAATTTATATTTTGAATTAAATTTAGTTTATATGTATACAAATATTTCGTTTACAGAAAAACAAAGAGAAGATGAGTTTAAGCTATATGACACTTTAAAGAGCAATGGTTTTTATGAGTTGTTTTTCCAAGCAATTAATGAAGATGAATATAATGAACTTTTTGCTCAACTTAACGCAATTAAGGAAGCTAGTACCGCCAGTAGAATGAGCGTTGCGGCAATCATTAGTCAATTAATTGACAACTTACCTGCAAATGCGGAAACCGCAGCTAAGATTGTAGAAAGCTTTGATCCAAAGCAGTTTAAAGCAGTGGTTGATTTTGCAACATATGCAAACGGTGGAAGGAATATAAACACGAATTTACCTGTAGAATAAAAAAATGGGGCAGATGAAATTAATCATCTGCCCCTTATTTTATTTATATATTAAAATTTGCCAGAATCTCCAAAACCAGAATCATTTCGTACTGTGCTGGATAACTTTTCAGACGGAATAAAAGTCATTTCAATAAAAGGTAAAAGAACAAGCTGTGCAATTCTTTCATGTGCTTCAATAATCTGTTCTTCATCTGTGTCGTTGTGAAGTGCAACGATTACCTCACCTCGATAATCGTTATCAATCACACCTACACAATTTGCGGGACGAAGGCCGCGCTTACTAGCAATACCAGACCTTGCGAATATTGCAGCAAAAGTCCCCGCAGGAATCTCAAACGAGAGCCCAGTCCCAATCATTACTGTTTTATGGGGCGGGATTCTAGTACTATGATCGGTTGCCGCATATAAGTCATAGCCCGCCGCATTGTCACTTCCTCTTGTTGGAAGTTTTGAAAAAGGACCAACTTTTTTTACTTTTACTTCTGCCGTTAAATCCCACATTGCAGAAACATGAATTTCATTTGCTGTTGCCATTATTCCACCTCATAATTTACAGTAACAACTGATTCAGGTTCTTTAATATTATTAAAGACTTTGGTTAAAGTAAGCTTCCAATAGTCATCAACAACTTCACCTTTTGATTTCTGCTCTTTATGTTCATTAGTATATTTGCTAAGAATATAAGAACCATCATTCTTTGCTTCTTCAATAGCCTTTGTTGCTTCCGCTTCTGTATCAACTCGATAAGTTTCAACTGTACTAACTAAATATTTAGACATTATTAAACTCCTTTTATCTCTTAAATACTTTTTATAATTAATTTATTGTTATTATATTTGGTACTTTCTTTTTCTTTAATTTGTTTGATAATTCCTCTATTGAATCGCTCTGCGCCAGATAAATCTACTTGATAAGTGTCATACACTTGAGATAATCTAAAAACAGTGTCTGGAATATTTTCTATTGTAGTCTGTACAACCTCAAGCTTATTACCATCTTCATAAACATAAAAAGTTTGATAAATATCAAAAGGATGAATAATTCCAATAATTTTTTTCATATATTATACAATCCTTTCTTTTAGCATTCAACAGTCCAATCGTCACAATTAAATAAATAATAAGCAAACGCTTCTCCATTTATATCAAGCCAAATTTCCCAAGCATTATTAATAGTGTTGGAGTCTTTCTCAATGGAAAGGATTTTTCCTCTATTTTTAAGCAGATTAATAAGCTCTGTTGCTGCAATTTCAGGAGGGTTAGGATTTGCATTTTGGTATAAATGGAATATAGTAAAATCATATCTTTCGCGGCAAAGCAACATTGCATATGCGTCAATTTGCCAATTAAACCACTCTTGTAATTGCTTTTTAGCTCGGTCCAATTCTATTTGATCACAAGGGCCATGTTTTAACATTAGCTGCTTATTAAATTCATACAATGTTCCTAATGAAACATTATGTTTATCATTTTTATTCATTAGAAATCTCCTTAATTATATTATAATAAAATTTTTGTTAAAAATCAACATTGCGATATAAAATGCGTTGATTTGTGCTTCCTCTTAATTCAAGAGTAATATCTCGTTCTGACTCAATAAAGCGTCCATCTATTAATACATCAATTTGAGATAATATATGATTAATCTTTTCATCATTTTGGTCTTGCAACTCTTCCAAAGTATAACCTGTCCATAAAAAGATTTTAATGTGCGGATAAGCAATTCTCACACTGGTAACAATATTATTAACTTCTTCAAGATTTTCTTTACATAGCGGTTCTCCGCCTAATATGGAAAAATTTCTTGTTATACCATTTGCACTAATTGCTTTAATAATTTGACCTCGGATATCTGTAGGAAGCGGCTTCCCGCCATCAAAGGACCAGGTCTCTGGGTTTTGGCACCCTGGGCAGTGGTGCGGGCATCCTTGCGTCCAAAATGAAACACATGTCCCAACACCATTTGCAAAATCATTAGTTATTAAGCCTGCATATCTTTCTTCCATTGGCATAATCCTTCAATTAAAATTGCTCCAACCGAATTTCCTATAATAACACCAATTAATTTTAATAAATTTATCCACGAAAAATTAATTAATAAATAAGGAAAATCTGCTACGCAATGCTCTGCTCCTATAAGAATAAAAATCATAATTGCAAATATTGTTAAAATTGTTTGTTTATTTTTTACAGCAAAATGAATTAATGCTCCACAAAACATACCATTAAAAAATAGTGTTAAAATATTTTTGGAAAATTTAGTTGCGGCGGCAGCTGATAAAGTACCAATGAAACTCTGGTTACCAAGTGCATATAAACCAACTGTTGTCGCAATTCCTATAAAATTAAATAATAACATTATTAATAAAAAAGGTATTGAATTATTTGCAATAAAGCCTATTTTACCTGTGAATAAATTTAATTGCATATTAATAATTGTTAACAACCCAAAGCTAAATAATAAAGCTCCAATTACTGGGATCTCAGATTGGAGGTTAATAATAACCCCCAATCCAATTAAAATTCCCGCAAGAATTGATTTTTTAATATTATTCATTACTTATATCCTCTTAACAGAGTAGAGTGTTTAAATCTCATTTCTGTCTCTTGTTGCTTACCAAGATTAAAAGCTGTTTTATAATCGCCTGTTAAATATCCAGTAACGCGTCTAAGTCGTTGAATAGACTGGCCGCCGCACATTGGACATTTATCATTAATTTCTCCTGTATAGCCGCAATCTAAACATAAATCATTAGGGATATTTAATGCAAAATACGGAATATCTTTATCCATAGCATAATTAACAATTTGCTCAAGCGCATCAATGTTATGCAAAATTCCACTATCTAATTCTACATAAGTAATGCATCCCGCAGAGCTATATCCAGTTAATTGGCTTTCAATATCAATCTTTGTAAATGGATCAATTTCTGTCCAAACTGGCACATGAATAGAGTTAGTAAAAAATTCTTTATCACTAACATTAGGAATAGTTCCATATTTCTTTTGGAATTTCTTCATCGCAGTATAGCATAAATTTTCAGCTGGAGTGTAATATACTCCAAAATTTAATTTATATTGTTGCTTAAATTCTGCACAACGATTTTTAAATAACTGCTCAATATGTTTTGCTAAGTCCATACCTTCTTTTGTTGTATGATCTTTGCCAATAAGAATTTGAAGAGTCTCTGCAAGACCAAGCTGTCCTATTGCGAGTGTTCCATGTTTTAAAGCAGATCTAATTCCTTCTTCTGGCTTATATCCACTCATTGTATGGTTTTCCCACATAAATTTTGCGGAGGCCGGATCTTGTGAGCAAATATATTCAAATCGTTCAATTAGCATATCTTTAGCTTCATGGATTTTTTTATCAAGTAATTGCATAAATACATCAACAATATTGTCATCATATTCATTGACAAACATTTGTTTTGCTTCCATGGCAAGAGTTGGAAGAATAATTGTCACAGGACAAATATTACCTCGTCCATCTTTACGCTGCGGATTGACGCCTGGCTCAGCATTGATATCCAGTCCATTTGCTGTGCGGCATCCCATTGTGCTAAAGTACGTAGTCGGGTCCTTTGGATCATAACCCGCATTTCCGCTCCAATCAACATTAGCATAATTAGGATACAATCTCTTTGCTGTTGATTCAAGAGCCAATCTATATAAATCATAATTTGGGGTGCCTGGTTCTTTATTAACTCCGCTCATTACCTGGAAAATAGAACATGGGAAAATTGGAGTTTTATGGAACTTGCCTACACCTTTAATACTACCTTCTAATAAAGCTTTGATTACCATACGCCCTTCAGGTAATGTACAAGTTCCGTAATTTATTGAAGTAAATGGTAACTGATTTCCACTCCGCGACTGGAGCGTATTTAAATTGTGATAACACCCTTCGACAGCCTGTTTAAGTTCCTTAACAGTCATGTCCATGGCATATTGATAAGCGCCATCTTGATAATAATCATCATCAATTTGCTTTTCTTTGAAAAAGACTAAATCATCTGCATCTTTATCATTTAATAGATATTTATGACCATCTTTCCAATGCTTAAAGAATGATTTTCTTACATATGGAACCATAGTCCAATCTAAGTGAGTTGCAGAAACGCCTCCAAATTGCTGTAAAGATTGAAGTTGGAAAATTACAGCAACTAATTGAAATGCTGTATTAACAGAGTTGGCTGGTCTTACATCTGTTTGACGAGTGTTAAAACCTTTAGCTAGCAAGTCATCAAAAGGAATAGATAAACAGTTATGATCTCCCGTTGCATAATGGTCTAAATCATGAATATAAATTTCATTATTTAAATGATTTTCACGAGCCATCTTTGACATGCAATTATCAAGTGCATATTGTTTTAAAATCGCTGAATCAAATTCGCCGCGGCGGCCACCGAATGAGTGCTCGTCGACATTGGCATTCTGATTATCAATACGAGCCCCAGTGAGCTTTTCACGCGCCGCCCGCATCATGTCATTATTCCATTCTCGCTCTTTTGTGCGTTGCTCACGATATTTAATATATGCTTTAGCAACGTCTTTTCTCTTGGTTGACATTAAACCATTTTCAACAAGATCCTGAATTTCTTCGATGGATAATGGAGTAGATTCTTCACTGCAATAGCCTTCAATATAGTTTGCAATATTCTCGGCTTTTGTTTCTGCATATTCAGTAATCTAACCATCAACCGCTTTAAAAGCTTTTAAAATAGCTTCTTTAATTTTATTAGTATCAAACCCCTGCTTGACGCCATCTCTTTTAATTACATAAATCATAATATATCCTCCTAATTAGTTAAAATATTTTTAGGGTTTACTATATTATTTAAAAATATCTTAAATAAATTATCTAATTTTGGCCTTATAATAATTCTTTATATTTATTTAAATACCATATTGCTTTATCAATATCTTCGATTCCATTTTTGTTTTTAGTTCGCCAAATATATTTAAATGCGTTACAAAGACAAAAATCTTTAACTGCGGCGGTACCTTGGGATGCGATCATCGCATCAATACATTCAATCCCCCCACTTGTATAGTGGGGAGGATTGTTTACCATATCATTTTGAATTTTATTAGGATTCATAAAACACCTTCCTGTAAATATTATTGAATTCTTTCATGCTCTAATGTTATATTTGATCCATTAACACTAATAATTCTATATAATTGATGAGTAGATGTATTTTTATAAGTCTTTGTAACAAAAGTATCCTCTCGTCTATACCCTGTTACCATAATTTTTGCGCCTCGAGAAAACCAGCCTTTTTCTAGAACTTTTTTACTGCCATCCGCCTGTACTTCTGAAATTTGACGATTATACATTGCATAATATTCTTTTGAGAATTTTACATTTACAACTCCATCTGTTGTTAAAATCATAACAGATGCTTTTGTATTATTTTTACTAATAACCGTTCCAGCAATTTTATATAATTTAAATATTGGAATATCTCTGCCCGCCCGCTTAAAGAAATAATCAATCTCTGGTTCATAAGATAGATCTGAGAAATTTACAATACCATATTTTTCATTATCAACGTTTGATAATTCATGTTCATGATAATAAAAACACAAACTTTCCATTTCCCATGCAGAAACATTACCAGTCGCATATTTTTTCCAAGCTTCGTTAAATAATAAATCATTATATTGATTTAATACTTCTTGCTGATTTTCTTTTAGCCACTCTCTTGCTCCATCCATGGCTATTTTATATATTTTATCCCAAGTTTTTTGTTTTATACATGGGATACCATTAATAACCTCAACGTTTTCTGAGTCATATAAATTATTATAAAATTGAATATCAGATTCTGTATTTAATAAATAATAATCTTTATATTTCTTAGTTTTTAAATATTTATTAAATATAAAAGTTTTTTGTTCATACATTAAATCATTCGGAACTAATTTCTTTTCTAATAATCCATTGAAGTTTTGCAAAGTTAATTTCTTTTTCGGCTCACTTACAATAGAAATATAATAAGCCATAATTGCATACCTTGGATTATTTTTACAAATTTGAGAAGCCCAATCATTATCAATTTTATCAAAAGCCCCTGATTTAATTAATGAAATCATTTGAGTTTTATTTAACGGACACCGCTGCATAAAATCAACAATTCCAGTATAGGGGCGGCCGCTAATAATTTGATCAATAATTGGCCCTCCGATTTTATTAACACCCTTTAATCCAAACAAAATTTCATTATTTGTTTCATCGGGTTCAAAACTAAAACCAGACTTATTAATATCAATTAATGATACTTTAATTCCTCTTGATGTAATATCTCCAATCGCTTTTGCTAATTTTGAATAATCAGTTGACTTGTCTTTCGTATTACCGTCATCATCATCGTCATCTTCTTCACCCTCAAGAGATGCACTATTGACAATTAAACATGCGGTATTCCAATAAATCGGATTCCAGTTTGTTGCAAGATATATGGTTTGAACTCCAATAAATGAATAAGCTAAACTATGTATAATCGAAAAGCTATAGCCCATCTGAGGTCCAATGCCGCATTCCCAAACATATTTACCTAATGCAGGACTTGTTGCCTTATCTAAAACTTGTTGATGCAGCTCCGGAATCTTTGCCATCTGTTTTTTACCAACAATTTTACGTGCGGCATTCGCTTCTTTAAGTGTAAAACCGCAAATCTGCTCATCCATCAGCATTCGCATTAACTGTTCCTGAGACGGCGGCACGCCATAAGATTGTTTAAAATATGGTTCAAGAACTTTTTGTTCTTTAACTGTCAACCCTGCCTTACACATTTCAAGATACCAAAGGTCAATATTATTTTTAAACTCAATATATTTTTCCATTGGTGTTTGTTGCCCTTTTTCTGCGGCCATAAGTCGCATAATTCCATTAGCGTCGGTCATTTCAAGAATATTAGTGGGTTTAATTTTCTTCGCGGCTTGAGAACCAACATCTGAATCAAACTGGAAGATATTTAACACACTACCTTCTTGTAGAGCTTTCCATATTTCTTTTCTATCTAACGGCAAAACTTCTGGATGAAGATATTTATTATACACTTCTCTTAATGTTAAATTACTATCAATTTTATTATATTTTTGAAGAAGTCTAACAGTTTCTGCAATTTTATCTTGTACTTCTGTTACAAGGAAATCATATTTTGTCATACCACAAGCTTCATCCATATGAAGATCCCATTGAGTTATAATCTCACCCTTTGGAGTTTTCATAAAACATCCAAACTCATATGGGTCTTCATCAAACAAAATTACACCCGAAGCATGACTGGAACGTTTATTGATTGTTCCTTCTATCGCCATTGCAATGTCCAAAAGCCCAGGATATTGATTAATTTCTGCAATAAATGGAATTACTGGCTTTCTATCTTTATCTTTATTTCCTTTTACAACATCTTTAAGCGGCCACAAAAAACCTCTTTCACTTGGAATTAATGAAGATAAATACTGAGCTGTATCAACATCAATTCCGTCTGGAAAGTCTTCAGAGCGGTAACCGCGGCAAGCTGTTAAAATTGCGGATTTCGTGCCTTCCGTACCAAAAGTCGCGATAAGTGTACATCCAAGATTTTTTCTACTTAATTCGTCAATATCTTGATTAAAGTTCTGTCCTCTTTCTTCTTTGATCTTTTGAAGAATTAACGGACGCTTGGAAGGACAAAGATCAAGATCTATATCACCTAATTCAACTCGTTCCTTATTAAGATAACGCCAGAATGGAAGGTCCCACTTAATCGGGTCAAGCTGGGTTATACCCAAAAGATAATGATTTAATCCTGAACAAGATGAACCACGACCAGCTCCAACTGTACTACCACATTCCCAAAAGAGGTCAACATAATGCTGAAGAGTTATTGGATAACTAAACATATTAGTTCCAAGTTTTTCACTAATAGTTTCTTTAATATCCGCTTCTTCTTCAAGTCTATTAAGATATTGTTCATTAAATTTTCCTATTTCGTCTAATTTATTAATACATTCATTTACCCAATATCTTTTAAAAATATCATCTGAATGAGACATTTCATTTAATATGGGATGAGTTTCAGGGAATGTATCAAAGGTTACTTTTGGATAATTTTTAACTTTTACTTTTGGAATTGTCTGTTTATGCGCAATATTATAATTTTCAATTTTATTATAAATTTCATATGAATTATTTACTAATTCATCATAATCTAATTCAGATGGTGCAATATTTTCTTTTATATCATTTTCATCTTGAAGATATGCATATTCATAAAATGCATCAACTTCACGCTCTCCACCTTTAGAATTAAGATATGCCTTATGAACATATCTATCTTCTTTTTTAAGATAATGAGCGTCTGACCCAAGAACCATCTTACATTTAAATGCGGCGGCCACAGACTTAAGACGTTTATTAACCGCAATCTGTTCGCTAGACTGACCTGGCGCACATTCAATATAAAAATCACTTCCAAAAAGTTTTTTACACCATAAGATAAATCTTACAATGTCATTATGCGCTTCTGCGACGCCCGCCGCATCTTCATGTTTTTCAGCTTTGATGAGATTTAAAACCTGCGAAGATACTTCGCCGCCAATACATGCAGTTGTTGCGATCAAACTATTAGGATATTTATTTACAATTTCCTCAAGATCATCATATGTTGTTGGGACTCTCTCTAAACCGCGGTCCCAATAACTATTCATCCAAGCTCTTGATGATAATTCTCTTAACGCTCTAAAACCAATTTTATTTTTTGCAATCAAAATAAAATGATAATATTTTTGACCCATTTCTCTATTTGGAGTCAAATATATTTCATTTCCTAAAGCAACCTTAAATTCTGGATGCTCTTTTAAAATTTCTTGTGCATAAAAATTTGCTTGCGGCGCCCCTGAAAGACATTCATGATCAGTTAATGCGATACCACTTAATCCAATTTCTATTGCTCTATTAATAAGCGCGGGAATTTTATTGATACAATCCAATAATCTTATATTTGAAAATTCAGAGTGAGAGTGAACCTCAAACCGCTTCATTATTATTGTACCTCTTTCATATATTTTTCTTTAAATATATTATAACATAATAAAATAAAAAAATCAAGCCGAGGAACTACCCCGGCTCGACCCAAAATAAATATTAAGCTACGTTGTCCATTGGAGTGCCCTCCATAAAAATCAAGATTCTAATGGGTTGTCCAAAATATTTAGCCCATTGGACTGTACCTCTCTTTCATAATATTTATTTTTCCTACAATTATATTATAACAAAAAATTTTTGATTTGTCAAATTTTATTTAATAGGATATTTTAATTCTTCACATTGCAATCCATGCTCGGTAAAATAATTTTGTAACGCAACTCGCTCACTACATAAATTATTTGGAGCTTCATAAACTATTAAAACAATAGTATCTGCGTGAAACTTATTTAAACAATATTGAAAGCCCTTTATCATTTTATTAAAATCAACTGTTTCTAATAATTGCCTATATTCTTGCATAGTTGGACAGTTGCCTTTTAATACTTCTTTTTCTTCGCAGGGGCAATAATGAGTTCCTTGAGACTGGACTATAAGAGGTTCATAGCGGAGCCCGCATATTATACCTCTTTTGTCTATATAATATTCTTTTCCATCTTTTGGCTTAAACCATTCTGGGTCTGATAAACAAGTAGACACTGGTATCATCGATGGTTTAAAATTTCTAATTTGATAAAAATAAGAAGTTGCTATTTTCATTATTCAAATAAATTTTTATAGTATTCATATTTTTGGTTAATCCATGCAACAAATTTTTCAGTTGATTCATTATATAAATCATTATAAATATCAACTTCTTCATCGGATAAAACACTAAAAACAGCTTTCATTTTATCAATAAAGATAAAAACATCATTCATATTATATTACCTCACTAATACTAATTTTTCACTTGAACGAGTGCAAGCTGTATATAACCATCGAGCATGTTCAACTTTATCAAAAGGAAATTGTTCTTCAAGAACTACGACCTTAGGCCATTCGCTACCCTGTGACTTATGAACCGTAATCGCGTATGCATATGTAAATTCTTTAGGGACAATCTCTCCATATCTAGGACGCAACTTCCCAAGTTTATAAGACAGCCGCCAATCGCAACACTTCTCCCCGCTAATAATCATCTGCCGATCCATCTCTGTCATTTGATATACGTCATTGGTTTCTGGAATAACCAAATCGCCCACTAAGACATCAAATTTTTTAATATTACTTTGCACAAACCTGGGAATTTCTCGCCATGTCTGAAAACTATTTTGAAGGATACCAATAGTGCCATTAATTAAGGCGTCTCCATTTAAACTTGAATCTTCCCAATAATTTCGTAAACAAATAACTTTATCTCCATCTACTGGCTCACCCGTTCTGCCTTGCAGCGCCCGCATTTGATTATTAATTGCTTGGCGTTTAGCATTTGTTGCTGTTAGAATCTGGTCTCCCCATTGTAAAACTCCAGTATTTAATTCTGAATAAGGAATGATTTTAACTTCATTACCATTAAAATAATCAATGGGCTCTTGATTTCTTATTTTCATGGTAAGTTGAATAATTTCAGAATCTTCCTCTTGTCTCATAATCTCATCAAGAAAAACATGAGGATGGTCTAACAAATGATTATCTTCATCTTTATCAATGGGCGGCAACTGGAACGGGTCTCCTAAACAAATAACATATACTCTATGTTGAAACAAAAGATCCATTAATGACTTTGGTGCCATAGATACTTCGTCTACAACAACTACATCGTATCCAATAAAAGGCTTTGGTTTTCTAAAAAATCCACCTGCAGGCCGCGGAATATGTTCATACAACAATCTATGCAATGTTGCTACATTTTTATTGCCTTTCTTTTTTAAAACCTCTGCAGCTTTGCCAGTAAAGGCACAATAACACACTCTATCTTCTTCAACATTAAGAGCATCAATAATATATCTTACAAGCGTACTTTTACCAGTTCCCGCATAGCCACTAATCACAGTGTATTTTTCTCCTGCGCGATGCCGCGCCACTGCAATTTTTAACCCTTCCTCTTGTCCTTTATTTAATACCACTATAATATACCTCTATTATTTTTCTACATATATTATAACAAAAAATAATAAAAAAATCAAGAGTAAATAGCATATGTGCGCTATTTACTCTTAATTAATATTTAATTATTTTATATTAAAAGAAATATTTAGATGAATCTATAATTTCATAATCTTCCATTATAAGCTGCGGATAAACTCGTCCATTCCATGCATTTGCATTACATTTACAAATAGCATTTAATTCTAAATATCCTTTTGTAGTAAATTTTTCAATTTCTTCATCTGTCCCATTAAATTTAATAATAGATAATCCATTAGGAAGATTAAATTTTAAAGTATTACTTTTCATAACTTGAAAATTAGAACTTGTAATTTTAAAATTAATATTTACATAAGCTCTATCGATATCTTGTCCCCAATAATCATTCATTTGAGCAATATCTAATATATATTCATTATTGTTATCAGTTTCTTTAAAATCATAGTCTACTCTATAAATTGGCTCAGTAGAAACATCTTCTAAAATTTCATCAATATGATAAAGAAAATTATCTACTTGGTCACCCTTAATACCAATACCGTGAGCATTGTCATGTCCTTCTACATAAATTACCTCGGGGCATTGTTCAAGAATTTCTTTAAAAGAACTAATTCCTGTTTTTGTATAACCGCGGCCAGACCCTTCATATGTTTGTATTCCATTTCTATTTGTGCGCGTCAATAGGCAACATGGTCTTTGATATTTTGCCATAAACTTATTTGCAATTAGACCGCGGATTTCAGGATCAATTTGTCCAGGTTCGAGTAAAAATAGAAGAATTTTATGGTCTAACATATGATTAATTTGAATCATATTTTCCAACATTTCCAAGCCTGCTTCTTCTGCTCTTGTCTGTCTATTTTTAACGTTTGTAACTGTTCTAATTGCTTGTAAAATTAATTTTTCTTTTTCTCCTAATTTATGTCCACGTTTCGTTGAAATAACTTCTTCAAATGCTTTGTGATTTAACATAGCATTAAAAAGTAATTCTTTTTCTTCTTTTGTTCCACTTCGGGTAATCGCATTAACAAAAGGAACAATAAAGAACGCCGCGCCAATTGATGTACAGGCGGCCGCCGCATCAGAAGAAACATAATCTGCTTTTGATAACGGAAAAGAGTTTTTATCAAGCATATAGTCAATAAAAGGGTTTTTAATATTTTCTTTTTTAAATCCTTTTGTAATAAGATAACGAGTTTCAAACGAGCGCAAAGACATCATATCTCCGCAATTTCCAAGTGCAACAAGATCAAGAAAATCATCTGCATAATTAACATTTAATATTTGATCTATATATCTACAAAATTGCCAAACTATACCGACTCCAGATAATTCTTTATTTGGATAATTTGATAATTGATTATTAATAACGATAGCATATGGACTTATTTTTTCTGCAAGGTGATGATCTAAGACTAATGTCGTAATACCTTTATAAAATAATTGTTCATGATATTCATAATCATTGCTACTAGAATCTGGACAAATAACTAAAGAATATTGTTTTGAGGTAATGATATTTCCTTGAATAATTGCATCATAACAATCTGATAATCCATGCTGTTTTCCGTCATGCATAATCCAATCTAAATGTTCTGCAACCCAAGTAGGAAATAATTTATATAAATAATTAATTAAAAGTGCGGCAGATGTATATCCATCACAATCGCAATCTACTATAATTAAGGCATTTT